AAGCTCTTCGGTACTTAATCCCGCAACAATTTCCATAGTCCTTAAATCTATGGTAGCTTCACGCTCCAAATAATCTATTATCATTGGGTGATTTTCTACGATCGTACTTAAGATAGTTACACCTTCGGCGGTTACTTCTTGCTCCGCTCTTATTTGTTGCACTAATCGCCCTAAATTAAATAATGGATTATCATATCGTGAGCGGTAAAATTCAGTCGCATATTGAACGTGATCCGTTGTTACTATTACCTTTTCACCAGTTGGATCTGTACTCATTAATGTACAAGCAATAGCAATACTAATCCTAGTTAACTTAATCCATGCTTCTGTACCAAATAAATTATGTGGTGACTGAAATTGACGATCTAACTTTTGAGCTTGCTTAAGGATATAATCTAAAACTTCATCACTTATTAAAACTTGGTCATGTTCTCTACTCCATACAAAACGTATGCGATCCCTATAACTAGAATCCCTATAAGGGGTATCGGTAGGCGTGTTAGGTGGTATGAACACTCTAGGGCGGTCAATAAAAGTAAAAAAGTCATAACGTGCAATATCCTCACTCTTTCCTATTAGTTCTTCTAATACGGTTGTTCCATATGGATAACTAGTGAGCGGTTTTGTTATGTTGTTTTTCGCCTGTTGGTTACTGATCGTAAGCATACGTACCATACAAGGAAATTGAATTGTACCGTTAACCCTTGTTATCTGTACCTTATTACTACTTCGTATATCCGTCATAGTTCCGATAAAGTCTGGTTTTGCTCCGCTAAACTCTTCTAGGATAACCATTCCTAAATGATTTCTAGGGATTAATCCTATTTTTGTTTTTAGGCTGCCCCCTTGCTTATCGGATCCACCAATTAAACCTAATGTAGTAGCGGTTTTTAGAGAAGCAAACATTCCTAAACCGTATTTCTCCATTAATGACTTAGCGGTTTTACTTTTTCCTGTTCGGCTTTCTCCAATAATCATAGTATCTAAAAAGGCTTTTACCTTTTGTCCATTCACTACAAACCATCTAGGACTATGGAACGTCAATTCACTAGTTAACCAAATTTCGTAATTTGTTTCCGGTCCACAAAATCCCTTCGCCTTTTCATAAATTCGTCTTAATGCTCCTTCTACTGTTTCACCTGGATCTTGCTTGAATACCTGTAAATTTTCCTTAGTTGCTTCATTCAGTTGGAAATTAGAAATATCCCCTTCCCTTTCTTCAACTTTTCTTACTAGTCCTACTATTGCGGAAGCTTGGTTAGGGTGATCCTTAAGCACATATTCAATACGGTATTTCTTGGAGCTTTCCATAGGTATCTGAGAATATACAACTAAATCCCTCATACTCGTTCCGCTCTCATTTTCAAGCATTGATTCTATTTCGTCCGCCACCACTACCTTATGGATCGTTGTCCAACTAGTGATCGCCATACTCATTCCTTCTTCTTGGGCCGGTACAAACGCTAGTTGTTTTAGCTTCTTATCTCTTTCCGCTTCCTTCACTCCATAATCAAATAAGTAAAGAATATCTGGTAAAGTATCTTCTTCTAAATACCATGTTTTCTCCGTTCCTCTAGGTAAAAGGTTTTTACTATCCTTATCCCCTACCGTTACCTTAGTGAAAACAGCACTTGAAGGAATTTTATAAACTTGGTCAAATGAAGCGGTCACTTGTACATTGGAAGCAATCGGTTTAAATCGGTTGCTCACTAAAGCAAAGTTGATTGTTAAAGTAGGTACAATTTTTTCTCTACTTTGCATAAAATCCTTATCGCTTAATTCTTGGGTGTTCATAAGGATCTTAATTAAATCATCTTTGGAATGATTGTACTTATAGAAGTAGTCGAATAAATCTTCCTTTTCCGCCATTCCCTTAAGGTGATCTGTAACGACAAATGGAATTGCTCCGCTCTCCTTAAGTAATACCGCTACCTTTAAAGCTCCTTCTTTTCCGCTATCGTCATTATCATATAGGATATAAACTTTACGATCCTTAAATTGACTAGCGTACATCTTCGGAAAACTACCTTCGCCATGAGTAAAACTAATTGCATTAAGTCCATGCTTTCGAGCTGCAAGACAATCCTTTTCGCCTGCACATAAAAGAGTAAATGGACTATCCTGTTTTCTCCATTGGTCAAAGGGGAAAATACTATTTGAAGCTCCCTTGCTATTTATCCATTTAGGGGTGTGATCAGGATTATATCGTTTAGTTGCAACGATCTCCCCAAACATAATAATAGGGATTGTTATTAATCCCTTACCTGTATAACCTAACTTGTATTCTTCTACTTCTTCTAGGTCTAGCTTTAATTTATCGTTTACCGCTTGCAAACGTTCACTATCACTCATTAACGCTACTTGGAATTGCTCCCAATTTTTTAAGGATCCATTAACTTCCTTTAGGATTCCTAGTTGCTTTTTAGCTTCGGTATAAGTCATTCCATACCGCTCTACCATGTATTTAGCTTCACTAAATCCCTCATTAGCTTTACAACTAGGTACTTTACAGTGATATAAACCTCTTTCAACGTTAATATGAGCGGAAGCGTGACTATCATTATGGAATACACAAACTACTGTCGCTTCTCCTGTTGTTTCGGATACGTGAATGTCAAAATCTCTCTCAAATATACTTGTCATATTTCGCTCTCCTATATACAAAAAAGGAATAAGCTTAATAGCTTATCCCCTTATATTTTCTCTTAGAATGGTAAATCATCATCAGTAATACCGCTACTTGCACTATTACCGTTTCCGCTCTGTTCGTTAACGATAAAATCAATATCACTTGCATTGACTTCCGTTACCCAAACATTTTTACCATCTTTTTCGTATGATCTTGTTTCTAATCTCCCAATAATTCCTACTACGTTGCCTTTCTTTTTATATTTAGCAACGTTCTCCGCTGGTTTTCCCCAAACGACTATATTAATAAAATCTGCTTGTGCTTCTCCTTCTTTAGCAAATTTCTTATTTACTGCGATTGTAAAACTAGCAACGCTCTTTCCGCTCTGTGTTTGGCGTAAATCAACGTCTTTCACTAATCGTCCAACTAACGTTACATTATTCATTTGTCATATCTCCTTTTAGGGGCATTACGCCCCTTTTTTAATTTCCTTAATGATTGTTAAAACTGCTTCCTTCACTTTAACTACCCATGCTTCTGGCATTTCTTCAAGTGAATTTATACCTCTAGGTTTTGCCATATTTTCCATTTCTATTATTTTTGCGGTAACTTTTTCACCAAATTCAAATTCTAATCCTCGAATCTGCTCTACTAACTTATCTCTTCGGCTTTCTTGTGGCTCTTGCTCTGATGGATCCGGTCCTAACTCTTCAAGCATTGTTCCAAATCCTGTTAAGAATCGTAAAGCTCTTCCTATTGCTCTTGTTTCCGCCATTCGGATAATATGACTAGCTATCATTTTATTAACGTTTTGAGGTGAAGCGTCCCCTACTCCTGTAAAGGTCTTTCCGTCCTCTGTTTTAACTGTTGCTTTAATTACCGCTTCTCTACCATTTTCTTCATTTGGTAATTGGATAATATCTGTTTCGATACTTTGCATTTTATAATCACTATGAGCGATTTCTAATAATCCTTGAAATAAGATATAATCCTTACCTTTTAAATTTACCATGTGTTTTGACTTAGCCATTGTTTATTATCTCCTTTTATTTATATTAATATTAATGTTAATATTTGTTAAAACGGTATGTTCTCTTCTTCTTCTAACCGCTTAATCATGGCAGCTAGTTCCGCTACTTCTTTCGTTACTCTAGGAATTAGTTCATTTTCATACTGTTCTAACTGTTCTTTCATTAAATTCATTTTAGCGATCCATTCGTCCCTTTGACGTTCTTTATACTTTATTGATCGTGTTAATTCTTGTATTACAATACTCATTTTATGTACTCCTTCCCTAAAAAACTTTATACCTAATTATAACATGGTATACCGCAAATAACAATAAATTATAGAAGTTTTTTAATATTATTTATTATTTCAATAGTAGATAGCTTTTTCTGAATTAAATCATTAATATGTTCGTCCATGCTATCACTACAAACTATATCTATAATGGAAATTGGCTTCACTTTGCTTGGATCTGTTGGAATTATCCTTGCTTCGGCTTGTTCATTGTTACTAGGATTGTAGTCCCTGTCTAAAAATATACAGACACTTCCATTATCCAACGTCAGACCAGCTCCACCACTTATAATATTAATTAAAAGTATCTTCAATTCCCCTAATTGAAAGCGATCAACAACATTTTGGCGTTCTCTATTACTTATCTGCCCATGAATTAAACCTATTTTATATTTTTTGCTTAATTTATCACTTAGCTCCTTTAAATAACTAGTGAAATTGCTAAAAATAAGGATATTTTCATTAGGATTATTGGCGATCCACTCGAATAAAGCTTCTTCTTTGGCGTTTTTACAGTCTAAATCCAATACACTTGGACAAGTACAAATTTGCCTTAACCTTGTGAGCTGTGCTAATACACTTGGTGCATCTATTTCCTGTGTTTCAAAATTCTTAAGCATTTCATTATAGTATTTCAGTTGGTTTCCTTCCATACTGACAGGTAATTTTATATAAGTCTTAGTTGGTAGCCACTTAATAACATCTTTTTGCTTCCGCTCGATCCCAAATAGGTACATTAATTCCTTCAATTCTTTTGGTCTTTTTAAATCTAAAATCTCCTTACCGCCAAAAAAGTTATCTTTTGTATTCAAATACTGATCTACAAAATACCAATAACTAGTGAATAGCTTCGGATATAAAAACTTAAACAGTCCGTATAAGTCGCTCGGATTATTTGAAATTGGCGTACCTGTTAAAATATAACGGTGTTTCGCCCTGGATCCTACCTTGTAAACAACTTTACTTTGTTGGGTTTGGTAGTTCCTTAAGCGGTGGGCTTCATCACATACCATAAAATCAAACTTCAATCCCTTTAATAGTTCATGGCTACTCCTTAATGTTTCGTAACTAGTGATCAGGATTGTATCATCTGATAAAACAAATTCCCCTATTAACTTTTCTAGTTTCTTCTTAGTTCCATGAAAAATGAGCGGTTTATTATTAAGCCATTCTTCTATATACCGTTTCCATACGATTAATAAGGAAGCTGGTGCAACGATCAATCCCTTCAT